GGCGGTTGTTAAAGCCGAAGGCGATCCGGTTACTTTTGATTCGGAACGTCAGGGCTTTACAACTCGTTACAACCATGTAACGTATGCGTTGGGCTTTGTGGTTACGCGTGAAGCATTTGATGATGACCTGTATGATATCGTTGGGCAGAAAAAAGCGCAAGCTTTGGCCTTCTCGATGCGTCAAACCAAGGAGATCATCGCGGCCAACGTGTACAACCGTGCTACTACTTCCGGTTATACTGGTGGTGATGGTATTGTTCTGTTGAGTGCCTCACACGTCAACGTGGCTGGTGGTACGTACTCGAATATTATCGCTACTGCTTCTGACCTGTCTGAGGCTGCTCTTGAGCAAGCTTCGATTGACATCCAGAACTTTACGAATGATCGTGGTCTGCGTATTTCGGTTGTGCCGAAGGTTCTTGTTATCCCGACTAACCTCGAATTTGAAGCAATGCGTATTCTCAAATCCGATGGCCGTGTTGGTACTGATAACAACGACATGAACGTGATCAAGACTCTTGGTACTATTCCGGCAGTGCATAAAAACCACTACCTGACTGATACTGATGCTTGGTTCATTCGTACTAATGTTCAAGATGGTATGAAGTACTTTGAGCGGCGTGCTGATTCGTTCGACATGGACAATGACTGGGATACTGAGAACGCTAAGTTCAAGGCTACCGCTCGTTACTCGTTCGGTTGGACTGATCCTCGCGGCCTCTACGGAAGTATGGGGGCTTAATTAAGTTAGGGGCTTCGGCCCCTTCCTTTAAGGAGAAAATATGGCCGCAGGTCTTTTTGTTAATCTGAGTTACCCGAAACCTCGTGCAGCTCAAGAGAAATTTATTAAAGTAGTTCGTACAGATACGACTGCGTTCCAAGGAGCTTATCTCCCCAAAGATGCAGTTGTCACTGGCCTGTATGTTATTGGGCAGGCTGCTAGTGATGCTGGCGATTCTGCTATTATTGGTATTGGTACAACTACCTCTGCTAATGAAATTATGGCGTCTTACGATGTGAAAACCGCAGGCACAGGTGAGGGTTACAACCCTGCCGGTGCTGCTGCTGTTGGCACATATATGGCTACTAAACTCACTGCCGATACTCCCGTCTATGCCAAGTACACCGAAGCTGGTACTGCCAGTTCTGCTGGTGGTCCTTGGTATGTAAAGATTGAGTATGTTGTGGTTGGTTCTGGAGAAGATGTTCAGATGTAATTGTGTAAATCCCCCTTCATTGGGGGATTTCCTTTGGAGAACTAAATTATGATGGAACTAGTACGTCCCTTCGGCCCAGTCCAAGGAACCAATACATCTAATGCTGCCGTTACTGGTAGCTCCGCTGCAACCGCCGTGCCCGTTGCCAGAATTGGATTTAGAAGTATTCGTATTGCAAATATTGGCACACAGAATATCTTTGTTAAGCTTGGAGCTAGTGATGTGACTACACTTACTACTACTGGTATGCCTGTCTTAGCAAATACGGTTGCGCTTTTCTTGCTTCGACCCGATGAAACACATATTGCAGCTATTGCTGCTACAACTGGTTCTACGATGTATCTTACTGTTGGGGATGGAATCTAAATGTCTAGGAGAGGTGCAAGCACACATAAACCGTTTCGTGGCTCCGGTGCCTCTTTAGGCGAATCCCTTCGTTGGAGTTCTTCTCCTACTAGTTTAGTACCAGATGGCTTCTCCCTGACCCGCGCAAGTGGCGGCACGTATTTCGATTCCGCTGGCCTACTGCAAACGGCGAGCACTGACGTAGCGCGAGGAACCTACCGCTGGAACGGCAGCGCGTGGGTATTCGATGGCACGATTAACGAGGCGGCAGCGACGAATCTTCGCTTGCGCAGCAATGCGTTGTCCACGGCTCCGTGGGACGTAACCAACATAGACGGTATCGTTCAAAACGTCACCGGGCCGCTTGGTGCAAATACCGCATGGACGCTAACCGATAGTAATGCTGGCGCGTATAGGTATATCCAGGCGGGGTTTTCTTCTGTTGTTTCCAGTGGTTCGACATACACCGATTGGATTCTGGTTGGTAAGACAACCGGGACGCCAGGGAATTTTCCAGGCATTGAGGTTCAGTCAACCATTGATTCGTCGGTGATTATTCAGACTACTACCGGCACGATTACACAATTGAGTGCGGGTGCAACATGGGCTATCTACGACTACAGCCAAGATTTTTGGCTTGTAGCTGCAACTTATGTAGCTGGCTTGACTACATCGAACATCGTCCTTTTCCCGGCGCTTTCCTCAAACGGCACGACCGCATCAACTGCGGCAACTGGTAGCGCGGTGTTCTCGCTTGCAACGACTGAGGCGGGATCGTACCCCACCAGCTACGTCGCCACAGGCGCAGCTTCCGTAACCCGCAACGCCGACGTAGTAACCGCCACGACTTCCGGCCTGTTGGTCAATGGGCAGGGGTTTGCGGCGATAGGTGGAAGAATCATTGCACAGAACGGCTCGGGACCGTGGGCAATGCTTGCCTGCGCTGCGGGGGAAGGTTGGCCGCTGTATTTTGCAAACTCAACTTTGCCCTCTCGCTTGGCTCTGTACGATGGAACTAGCATTATTAATTTTGGCGCGTCCACTCAGATTCCAGCCGCGGGAACTGCATTCAAGGCGGCTACAACATGGTCTGGAATCGTGGCGTCTGGAGCGTTAAACGGTACTGTTGGCTCTCCTTCATCGGCTTTTGATTCAAGTTTGGGTTTAGGAACAACCATAAGAATTGGCGATGTTCCAGCCGGAGGATTTCGAATCTCAATGGTTCTCCAATCCATGCGGCTTGGGGTGGTTAGAGCATTGAATAACAATGAACTTGGAGCCTTGACTGCATAATGAAAAATAATTATCTCGTCCTAGGACAATGGAATACAATATGCGATGTGTGCGGGGTAAAGTTTAAGAGTGGTCAAGTTCAGAAACGATGGGATGGTTTCTTAGTCTGTAAAGATGACTGGGAGCAACGCCATCCCATGGATTTCTTCAGAATGCCAGATGAAAAGATTGGTGTTTATGAAACAAGACCACAGGCTCAAGACCAATTCATCCCTGTAATTTATGGAACACAAGACTCACAGATCAATGGTGCAGTAATCGGATATGAAATGATAAACTAATGGCTATTAAATTTGTAAACAACTATCAAACAACCTTGGCTAGTGCCATTAGTGCTGCTGCAACTAGTATTGATATTGCAGTTGGCTCCGGTGCGGCCCTTGGTACTCTTGGGTCTGATGTATATTATCTCACAATCTATGCAGATGTAAACGCTTCTGTTAAGGAGATTGTTAAGGTTACTGCCCGATCTACGGATACACTTACTGTTGTTCGTGGACAAGATGGTACTACTGCTCAAGCATGGAGTGCTGGGGCATGGATAGAGTGTAGACTTCCTAAAGTGGTACTGGAATCTTTTGTCCAAGGCTCCCTCTCTAGCCCTATTGCTGTTGCTAAAGGTGGTACAGGTGCTACTACTGCTTCTGATGCTAGAACTAACCTAGGCTTAGGCACTATTGCTACCCAAGCTGCTAGCTCAGTTGCTATTACTGGTGGCTCAGTAACTGGTATTACTGACTTAGTAGTGGCCGATGGTGGAACTGGTGTCTCCACCCACACTGCAAATGCAGTTTTGATTGGTAATGGCACAAGTCCGATTACGTCGGTGTCTCCCGGCACTTCTGGTAATGTACTAGCCTCTAATGGTACTACATGGGCTAGTACAGCCCTAACTACAACAAATATGCCTGCTGGCTCAATTGTTCAAGTAGTTAATTTTCAAACTGGTGCTTTTGCTACAGGGTCTACAGCAATCCCATATGATGATACTATCCCTCAAAATACAGAGGGAGATCAGTATATGTCTTTATCTATTACCCCAACAAGCGCTACAAATAAATTAAGAATCACTGTGACACTTGTTGGTGGGGAAGCTACAAATACCTCTGATAAATTTACAGTTGCACTATTTCAGGATTCTACAGTAAATGCATTAGCTGCTGTAACAGGTACAAACGTAAGCGCCGCACATCCATGTGCAACCACATTTTCCCACCACACGACATCTGGAACTACTTCAGCTACAACTTTCAAAGTGAGGGCAGGTAATGATGTCGCATTTCCTTTTAATTTCAATGGAAATGCAGGTGCTAGATTAATGGGTGGTGTTATGGCCTCTAGTATTACAATTGAGGAGATTAAAGTTTAATGACTACTTCTAGTTCCTATGATTGGGAAATGACTAGGGATCAGATAATTACTGATGCCTATGCTGCTTGTGGTGCAATTGATGAAAATGATACTCTTACCACAGCCCAGACTACCAAAGGGGCTAGAGTACTCAATGGTATCATCAAAACTATGTCTGGCCCAGTTGGGATGCCTTTATGGGCACTAACAACTAAAAGCTTTTCTCTAACTGCTAATACAGCTACATATACTATTGGTGTAGGGGCAACTGTAGATTCTCCTAAACCGATTAAGATCATTCAAGCGTGGCACAGAGATACTACAACTAATTTTGATACACCTGTAAATGTTGTGAGTTTGGATACTTATAATAGATTAGGTAATAAGTTTGTCGATGCTACTCCTGTACAATTGGCATATGATCCACTAATTAGTACTGGGATAATCTATATCTATCCAGAGCCTGATAGCTACTCTGTAGCCAATAGACAGATTTGGATTCGATATCAACGCCCGTTCCAAGACTTTGATGCATCTTCTGACACACCTGACTTCCCTACTGAATGGGACTTACCCTTAGTATACTCTTTGGCTGTAGCCTTGGCTCCAAGTCTTGGAGTTCCTCCAAATGACATGGCTAAACTAGAGGGACTGGCTAAGATGTATATTGAGTCAGCGCAGGAAGCTGGTTACGAGAATGCCTCTATTTTCATACAACCTGCTACAAAATTTAGGGAATAAAAATGGCTTTCACAAAAACTCCAGAAAACAGTACTTACAAAACAGTGCGGTTTCCGTTCGTCGGGGCGTTCAACACACGGGATGCTACTGGAGCGAAAGATCAGCGTTATATCAATTGCTTTCCTGAAACAGTAAAGGCCCCCGGTGTCAAGGGGCAACGTGTGTACCTAATTAAACGTCCGGGGCTTACTACAAGTATTTCACATACTGCTGGAGAAGCCCGTGGATGTATCAGTTGGAATGGAAAGATATATTCAGTTGTAGGTGATGCTGTATATTCAAATACAACTAATATTCAGACTCTAGGTACTACTACCGGCTCGGTTGGATTTGTGGCCGCAAATGGTACAATTGATTACCTCTTTATATGTGATGGTACTGATGGTTATATTATCAGTACTGCTGATGTTGTTACTAAAGTAAATGTAACCTATACAGCATGGGCTACTACTACAGCATACAGTTTGGATGCTTTGCGTATCCCTACAGTAGAAAATACAATTTATTACAAGGTAACTACTGCTGGCACTAGTGGTGGTAGTGAACCAACATGGCCCACCGTTATTGGGGACACAGTTACAGACGGTTCAGTAGTCTGGACTGCTTATGGATATTATGGTGGATTTCCATCACCCCATATCACAGCTCCACAATATGCCGATGGTTATTTGTTTCTTGCTGCTGCTAATAGCGCAGATATTTATAATTCTGATCTGGACCAACCTGATTCATGGCAAACAAGTAACTTCATTGTTGCTGAAATGTACCCAGACAATATTGTTACCTTAAGCCGACAGAATAATCAAGTAGTTGCTTTTGGAGAGGGTAGTACAGAATTCTTTTATGATGCAGCTAATGCTACCGGGAGCCCCCTTGCACGTAATGATGGTGCTGCACAACAGATTGGCTGCATGGCTAAAGACGCAGTAGTTTCTTTCGAGCGTTCAATGTATTTCATTGGGCAATCTGGTATTGGCGGCCATGCTGTATGGGAAATTGAAGGCTTCAAGCCTACTAAGGTTTCCCTTGAGTGGGTTGACCGCGCTCTTGATGCAGAGCAGTCAAATGTGGCTAATATCAAGGGCTTTATTATCAGAATTAGTGGGCACCAGTTTTATGTACTTAATCTTTCTACTAGAACTTTGGTATATGACACTGAAGAGAAAATGTGGAGTGAGTGGAGTACAAATAGCTCAGGTTCACATATAACTTTTACATGTAATTATTCGTGTGACTCTCCGGGGTATGCTCTT